ACAGCCTTATTGTCTGGACTTATGGACTCCGACGGGTACGCGTCCAAGAAAGGCCAGTGCGAGTTCTCGACAAAATGCGACACGATAGCAAGCGGCTTTCGAGAGCTTCTGTCCTCTCTTGGGATTGTGTTTTCCTCGTCGCAGAAAGACGGCACGATCAACGGGCGTGTGGTTGGTAGGTACTGGAGAATCACCTTTCACCCACCCGCCGGGATGAAAGTCTTTCGCCTTTCGCGAAAACAAGAAAGACTCGAACAGAACCCACGAAAGGCAGTCCTTTCAAGGCTCGTCGAGTCGTGCGTACCCTGCCCCACAGTCCCAGTCCGGTGCATTCAAGTCGATGCCGAAGACGGAGTGTTTCTGGCCGGTCGAGGATACGTTCCGACCCACAACTCGACCCTCCTCAGCGGCATTTCTCTCTACACCGCCTTCGCGGACGACGAGCCGTCCGCCGAGTGCTTCGGCTGTGCCACGAGCCGCGATCAAGCAGGCATCGTCTACAAGCAGATGGTCGAGCTTGTCCGGGCCTCGAAGTTTCTCTCCAACAGGCTGGAGATCATCGAGAGCCGAAAGACAATCACGTGCGTGCCGACCAACTCTTTCTGGCGGGTGATCTCCAGCGATTCGAGCCGGGCTGAGGGTCTCAATATCCACAGCCTGTGCTATGACGAGCTACATTCCGCCAAGGACCGTAGGCTTTTTGATGCCATCAGGTACGGCGGCATTTCCAGAACCCAGAGCCTCATCCTGAGCATTACCACAGCCGGTGCCGACCGGGCCTCGATCTGCTACGAGCAGCACGAACACGCGATGAAGTGCATGGTCGATCCGCACTTCGACCCCCAGTTTTTCGCGTATGTCCGGGCTGCGGCTCCTGAAGATGACTACCGAAGCCCAAGTGTTTGGGCGGCTGCTAACCCGTCGTTCGGCGTCACGATGGACGAGGACTCTTTTCAGGCGGACGTGAAGGAGGCGGAGTCTGCGAAGACCAAGCTGTCGAGCTTCCTCCGCTACCGGCTCAACGTCTGGGTGCAGGGTGAGGACAAGTTCTTCAACCTTACCCAGTGGCAGCAATGCCGGGGCATGACTGAGGACTGGGGCTCGAACAGGGTCTGGTATGCCGGGCTCGACCTTGCCCAAACGTGGGACTGCAACGCGTTCGTGGCTGTCAGCCGTGGTGCCGATGACGTCTGGGACGTGATCTGCAAGTTCTGGATTCCCGCCGACAACGCCGCCAAGAGAGACATCAAAGAGAACGTGCCGTGGACCCAGTGGGCAAAAGACCCGTCGACCGGCGTCTGCCTTACTCCGGGTGACGTTGCAGACTACGGGTTCATCCGTCGCGACATCATGGAGTTCTGCAAGCAACGGACAGTCAAGGTCGTCGCCACCGACCCCCACAACAGCCACTACCTGTCGCAACAACTTCAGGCTGAAGGCATCAGGATGTTAGGGTTTTCTCAGTCGGCGACTTCCATGTCGCCCGCGACGAAACTTTTGGAGACTCTCGTCTCGCAGGGACGCCTGCGGACCAACGAGAACCCCGTCCTCGACTGGATGGCATCGAATGCCACAGTACGCGAGACGGCAGATGGATACATCAAGATTGTGAAGCCATCCTCACACTCACCCGCACGCGTGGACGGAATCGTCGCACTGGTGATGGCTCTGGCTGTTGCCAGTGATGCCGAGCTTACCCCCACGCCAGTCGCGCCGGAGATATTCGTCCTATGAGCGAAGACCGTGTTGTCAGCGATCTGGTGTGGACTCCTGAGCGAGGCAGCGAGCAGCCAGAAGTTCGAGGCATCTCATGGGAGAACTTCCTTCTCTCTGATGACAAGTATCTGGGCAAGTGGAAGACCGACTCCGGCATCAGGATCACGCCCGAGACCGCACTCCAGTCAACGGTCGTCCTCTCGTGCTGCCGCATCCTCGCGGAGACCGTCTGCGGGTTGCCTCTCCATGTCTATCGCCGCCGACCAGACGGCGGAGACGAGATCGCGAAAGAGATTCCGCTCTACAAGATTCTGACATTCAGGCCAAACGATTGGCAGACGAAGCCGGAATTCTTTGAGCAGATCGTAATGCACCTTACCCTCTGGGGTAATTCCTACACACGCATTCGCAGCGGACAGTACGGAAGTGTTTCCTGCCTCGACAATCTCCATCCGAGCCGGATGGACGTTGAGAGACTTGAGAATGGCCGACTGCGGTACAGCTACACCGATCCAGAGACCGGCCGACTTGAACGGTACACGCAAGACCAGATCATGCACATCCGGTGGACTCCGGAGCAGGACGGCATCAAGGGCATGGTCCCGGTCGAGATCGCACGAGAGGCGATCGGCTTAGCTCGTGCATGCGAGCAGCACGCGGCTCGATTCTGGGCCAACTCTGCCCGACCGGGCGTTGTCCTTCAGACCGAAGGCACACTCAACGCGGAAGCAGCCGAGCGTCTCCGCGACAACTGGGAGAGACTCCATCGAGGCAGCGAGCGAGCATTCAAAACCGCAGTCCTCACGGGCGGCATGAAGGCCGTCGAGCTTGGCATGACGAATGAGTCCAGCCAGTTCGTCGCCAGCCGCGACTTTCAGACCGCTGAAATCTGCCGCGTGTACCGGATCGCGCAGCATTTGATTCAGGGCACTCCGGGCGGCGACCTCGAAGTGCAAGGTCAAGAGTTCGTTACCTACACGCTGATGCCTTGGCTCACTCGAATTGAGTCTGCGATCAGCCGATCGCTGATCTACAACGACGACGAATACTACGCGAAGTTCGACGTGCGTGGCCTGCTCCGCGCCAATTCGCAACAGCGGGCGAGCTACTACTCGACGATGACCAGCCTCGGCATCATGACGATCAATGACTGCCGACGAGCCGAAGGCCTGAAGCCTCTCGGCGAGATCGGCGACCACCACTTCGTCGCGATGAATATGCAGACCTTGGAGGACGCCACGAAGCCCAAGCCAGAGGCACCTCCGGGCGGGATGCCGGGTGGCGGTGGCGACGGACCGCCTCCTCCGACTCCGGGTGGACCGCCAAGTCTCCCCGAGGTGAAGACAGGCAGGGCACCGATTGCTTCCCCGAAGGGCGAGGCGTCGAAGCCGAAGGAAGAGGAAGCCATCGAGGAAGCGTCAGCCGACTGGGAGGACGCGATCGAGGGGCGGGCTTTCTGCTCCACCGGCCCCGGCGGTGGTATTGACAACTCGTGCGGCGCGAAGGTGATGGCTGGCCCGGATAAGGATTCCGGCGGCGGGGCTATCGCAGCAGGCGACCCCAGCTTGGCTAACTACAAACCCTTCATTTCGGTCGGTGACACCAAGAACTCTTCCTTCGCAATGCCGCCGACTGAAGACGAAGTAAAGTCCGCACTCAACGTCACTCAGCGAGAGAAGTTTGGAGCCCAGCGAACACTTGAGGCTGGATACCCGATCGACTTGCGAATCGACATCAACGCCTTCAAGAACCACAAGGTCTATGCCGTCACAGCCCACGAGCATGAGGGCGGGGCTGGCGTTGGAAAGCCGATCGGCTACGACACACACATTCGCCTGAAAGGCCCGGTCAGCTTCGTCTCGAACGAAAACTCCGCAGAGGCAATTGGCAAGGGGCGAACAAAGGGAACTCACTCGACAGTCAAGGGCAACTTTGATCCAAGCAGGGAGATTCCAGAGGACATCGATTCGTGGACGCCAGTGGGCTACGACCCGCAAAAGACTGTCTACTACTACGACAAGAGAACCGGCGAGGAGGTTGTTGCCGGGACTGATGCCGTAAGCGTCGGCAATACTGTCTTCACGAGAAACCCGAGGTATGGAAACGCTAGGGAGCCGAGCAAGCCGCCACGAAACGCTCACACAGACTATCGTTCGATCGACGAACGTGGCTTCTGCCCAACCGGCGAAGGCGGCGGCATTGAGAACACGTGCAGTTCGAGCGATGGCAGTCACGCCAGTCCGGACGGCGACAAGACTACATCCGGAAGCGGCAGCGGCTCATGCCCTGCACCCTGCCCCACCATCGACGTCACGTCCGACAAGAACAAAGACGGCGTGACTGACGCTGCCCGCGTGGGCGTGCCAGCGATGGAAGTTCCGCCTCCGCCAAACGTGGGACGCGTTCCGAATCTCACGCCCCACGAGCGGTCTGTCGAGGATGCGTTCATGAAGCACTTCCAGTCAGACCCAGACGGTGTGTCGTCTCAGTTTCTTAAACTAGTCAAGAGCATGGGCGATCCTCCGACGTTTGGCACAGACGACGCCAAGTGCCTTACTGACGCATGGTCGCACCCAGACCCGGACACTCGCGCTCAGAACAGAGCCACACTCAACGTCGCCCTGCACCAGACAGCCAACGCAATCGCGAAGCGTGCATTCGTCCAGCACCTCGACACGCTCTCGGAGGGCGACGAGATTCTCGTGACTGTCGGCGGCTGCGGTGCTGGCAAGGGCTTTGCCCTCAAGAACAATCCAGACGCATTGGAGATGAAATCCAAGGCAAAGGCCGTGTGGGATTCCGCTGGCGACCAGAACGCCACCGAGAACCCGTGGATTCTGAAAGAGGCCGAGGATCGTGGTCTGAGAGTGAATTATGTCTACGTTCACGCCGACCCAAAGGTGCAGTGGGCCGACCCCGATCGTGGTGTTGTGAAGCGAGCATCCGATCCGAAGGACGGCCGAATGGTAGACGCGATGGTGTTTGCTGATAGCTACGCAATCGGCGCGAAGAACCACCACGCGTTTCATCAGGCAAATAAAGACAACCCGTCTGCGTCTTTCGTTTTCCTCGACAACACTGGAAAGCCCAAGCAGATTCCGGGCGTGCCAAAAGAAGCTCTGGAACTCGACTCTGCCAGTCTGGCTGAGTTCGCTCAGTCAAAAGTCAAAGAGTCATCTGCACCAGAACGTGTGAAGTCAGGTGCGTTGGTGGGCACTCGCATCTGGAAACGAAAGGGCAAGTGATGGCTGACGATCTTTCCAAGTGGTGGGACGAGGACGCAGAGCGTCTCAACAAGATGGCGATCGCTGCACGCAAGATGGCGGTCAAGCTGCCTACTGAGAGGGAAGATCGCTGGGAGGACGCTATTGAGGAAGAGCGTGCTTGGTGTCCGACTGGCCCCGGTGGTGGACTCGACAACTCGTGCGGTGGTGGAACCGCAGCGGTCGTCCGCGAAGTCTTGAAGAGCATCGAGAAGACTGGCGGCTTCTCTGTTCACCCAGTCTCAGCCAAGAGTCCGACTACGGGCTTCATGTGTGCAACAGTCCCGCACGCCGAGAAGATTTTCAAGAGTAGCGAGGAGATCACTGAGCCTGCGATTCAGTCTTACATCGACCAGCACAAGGACTTCCTTTCTGAGAACCCTAAGCTACACTTGGGTGGCTGGATTGACCCCGACACGGAAAAGGTTTACCTCGATCTCTCTGAGCAATTCGAGGACGAGGCGTCTGCGGTCGCGGCAGGGGTCAAGCACAATCAACTTGCGATCTGGGACGTCAAAAACAAGCGAGAAGTACGGATAAGGAGAGACGAAAATGGACAACGAAGCCAAGCAGCCGATTCGGTTCGACTTCCCGCCGGGGGCGGGAGCCAAGGAGATCGCAGAAGCTCTGAACAAAGCTCGCGAGGAGTTGCGGGCAAGGAAGAAAGCCGCGCTTTCTGCGCAACAGGCGAAGGCGGAGGGATCGACAACTCCTGTGGAGTAGAAGGAGACGAAGCTCCGTCGGACTCATTCGGCAACGTAATTGACGCGCCAACGCGTTCACCGTCGTCCACGATGGGCGGCGGCGGACGATCATCGTGGAAGAAGAGCGACGATCTGTCTTTCTACGACTCCAATAGGCTGAAGAGTGATCCTCCGTCTCCCTCTCTCGCCGAAGTGAACACCGTAACCATCCTTAGCGGCAGGACGCTGTCCGCATCGCTAAAGGAAGTTGGCGTCACTCTCGACCAAGCAGCCAAGGTGTGCTGCAATCTGTCGCCTGAGTCGAACGTCACGATGGCTCACGGCACACTCAAGGAGATAACCAGCCGCCTCGACGACCTCTCTGGGCCGACTGATCCTGAATCCAGCGTGACTGTTATTTCGTCACAGTCATTCGGTGGCGTCGATAAGGCTATTGGGACTGCTGCGACACTCACTCGCACAGACGACGATGAGTTGCTTCTGAATTACGCGATGTTTAGCGTCGCTCCGGAATCGCAGAAAGAAAACCCGATCGCCATCGCTCGCGCGATGTACTCTGGGGTTGTGAAGAGTATCACCGAAGCCGAGAAGGCTGGCGTTGAAGAAGTGGGAATGTATGCGGCTGGCGACAGTGACTCGAACGACGAGTTCAAGGGATACCGCATCTGGCCTCGACTTGGATTCGATGGCATCATTCCGCGAGACAAGATCACTCCCACCTACTCTCTCCGGCTTGGCTTTTTCGAGCCATATGGAAGCAATATCCCCAACGAGATTCTTTCCGATCGCGCGAGGCAAGAGAAGAGCGAAGGTGTCTTGACGATTCAGGCTCTTTACGACACGAAGGAAGGCCAGCGTTGGTGGGAGGAGAACGGCGGTGCTATGCCGATGTTTCTCCGAGTTGGAGACAGTGAAGACCCCGGCTGGCAGCGTTTCAAGAAAATCAGCAGCAAGGTCTCCGACCGCGACATCATCGACGTCATTGACGCCGAGTGGAGATCGTTTCGAGGGGAGGCCGAGGAGCGTGGCTTCTGCCCGACCGGCGAGGGCGGAGGCATCGACAACTCGTGCGGCGGATTGTCTGGCGTCAAGATGGCACCAGATCGAGACATGGGGTCGTCTTTTTCTTCAGGCGGCAGCGTATCGCAGGGTCCAGCCAGCGTCAGGGTAGAGTCTGAAGAAAAGCTACAGAAGTCGATCTCCGCGATTGGCGCATCGAGCGTCGAGGATGTGATCTCTCTTGGGGGAGGGAACCTTCGAGGCGCGCAAGTGGCGATTGCCGCTGACCCTGAGCCAGATGGCACAGGCTCGACATACGTGCAAATTACCACGGCGTCACCAGTTGAGAGGGATAACTCGTCCGCAGAGACCTTCAATACTCAGGTCTCTATTTCTGTTGGACCCAATGGAAAAGAAGTTGGATTCGAGAGCCTTGGTCTGAGCGGTCACGGGAGCATGACGAAGGCCAACGAGCAAAAGGTCATGTCGCTTGTGTCCGAGAAGGTCATTGAATCGATTGCGACGGCAGAGAGACTGGACTTTGACAGGATCACCACGTTCGCTATCGGAGATTCCAAGAATGGCTACAAGGGGTATCGTCTCTGGCCGCAGTTCGGCTTTGACGGCGACATTCCGAGGGACATCGTAAAAAAGATTCCGCCGGAACTAATCCTCGCATCGAAGGGGATCACTCCTCCGCCCCCCGGCTCGACGAGCATTCCGCACGACCTTGTCGTGAAGAGTCTTGCCTCACGATATCGCGACATGACGATCCAAGAGTTGCTGAAGACTCGCGAAGGCGATCGCTGGTGGGACAATAACGGCGACGACATCGTCCTGAAGCTCGACCTGAGAGACAAGTCGAGCCTTGGCTACAAGCGATGGAAGGAAATGGAGGCAAACCTTCCTCGCCTGCGAGAGAGAAACCAGACGAGAGAGTTCTTCGATGCGTTCGTGGAGGAGCGGGACGCCGACTGTGGCAGAACCCCAGACGGGAAGTTCGGCAACGACAACAAGTGCCAAGAAGAAGGCGAAGGCGGCGCGACCGCGACCGCAGGCGGCGGCGCGTTGGCAAAGGCAAGAAATGTCGACGTGATGATCGGCGGAGGAAAGACTACCGCAGTCATTGACGAAGAAGCGAGAACTCGCGCTTTAGAAGACACCGCCTCGCACCCCCGGCCTGAAGGCTTGTCGTCTGGATCAACAGCAGACTTGTGGGATAGGACGTTCGTCGAGAGGAAAGGCTCCACAAAAACCAAAATCACATCCACTGATCCTGTGTTCCCACAGGACAGGCTCGCGATGAATGGAACGTATGTAGCTCACGAGTCTGTCGGCCAGTACCTGTCCATGCGACACGAGGAGGATCGCGCCGCTGCCGGTGGCGTTGGTCCCGGAGCAATAATCGACACGACCCAAGTGTTAACTCACTCGCAGTTCACTTATGTGTCTGATGCATTGAGCGACGACGTCATGCACGCATATGAGTCTGGAAGGTTTGATCCGGGCTTCTACAGCAAAGACCTTGAGGATGCCATGACGAAGATGGCATCGCGTCACCCGGAGCTTGCCACCGACGAGAACGGTCGATTTGTATTCACGATGCTGACCGCGATCCTTAGCAATGGGCAAGACCCTACTGCAAACATCGCCGACTCAGACGGCGTCTATGCGATGTACAAAGAGCATGGCACGTGTATGCCGGAGGGTTCTATTGCTGGCACACGCTCAGCCGCAGCCAAGACGTCGCTCGCACTTTTCCAGTCGATGATTGACTCGTTCGGCGTGGAGCGAACCAAGAACCTTCTGTCTGGATACACAACTGCCGAGAACGTAAACAAGACGTTCGCCAGTCTGTCCGAGAAGTCGTCAAACGCTGAGTGGCGTGAAAGGACGGACTCTAAGCCTTGGATGATCGATCACTACAAGGCCAGAGACAAAAAAACCGGCGAGGCACTTGCGACAACTAACTTGGTCAAGACGGACTCAAGTGGCGAGTTCAAGGACGAGATCGTTCCGATGGCATCGATCTTCGGACCGAAGATCGGGTCGTTCTTCGCGAACCTCAACGGCAGGCACGACTTCCTGACGATGGACAGGTGGCTGATGCGTTCGGTCGGTAGAACCACTGGCGAGCTACTGACTCGATCCGCCCCGCAGGGGGCTAAGTCGAGAGCCGAAGACGCAATCAAAGCACTCGACGTCGATAAGTGGAAGCCGAGCGTTTATATGTTTGGCATCGACAGGCAGTTCGGCGTGACGAAGCAAGACCTCATTCGCTCTCTGAAGATTCAGCAGAGGACAGGAGTGATCGAGGAGAACGGAGCAGCGTACCTGTGGGCTACTGCGGCAGAGCGTTCCCATAAGAACACAACGAAACCCAACGGCGGCGGATACGGAAGAGACCCTGATGCGGACAAGCACGCCTGCCACGTAGCCGGTAATGCTCTTTTCAAGTCTCTGATTCACGAACAGCAAGACCCGCGAGGCGCACAGGCGAGGCGTTCTATTCGGGAAGTGTTTCGTTCTGTCGTGAAAGACATCGAAGCGAAGTACCCTGACCGCAAAGGCAAGGTAGACGTCGACGAAGTGCAGGCGATTCTATGGCAGTACGAGAAGAATCTCTGGAAGCACCTCGGAGCGAAGGTGCAGATCGACGAGAACTCGCTGTACTCGAAGGCGGCTGACGATCTCCTGACTGGAAAGACCAAGGAGCGTAAGTTTAAGCCAGAGTCTCGTGCCGCATTGCTTGAAGCGTTGCGAGATATTGGTGACTCAAACGACGACTGGCAGTTTCAGGCCGAGCAGGAAAGCTGGGATTCGGATATCGGCGAGTCTGGGATCGACTTCAATCAGTTGTTTCTTGAGTTGGAGCGTATTGTTTCGGCAGAAAAAGCACCCTCCGCACTTGAATCCGCAAAGGACACCGTCATCGATCTGCGTTCGGTCGGTCTTTCGACGGTCGAGATGCCGAAAGCAGGCCTCGATGGTCTCCATGTGATGGGTTTCGACGCCGAAATCCCGCCAGACCTCATTGAAAAGCTTCCGGAGTCGCTCTCGCACTGCAAAACGCTGCTCGATTTGCACGTTTCGAGCGAGGGACAGGAGTGGTGGAAGGAAAACGGACGTGACATCGACGTCGCTATCGACCTCGACGGCGTTCAGGGACAGATTTTCGACAGTTTCGCCGCAGGGAAACGGTGGGAAGAAATCATCGAAGAAGGGATTCTCGACGACTATGGCAACTCCTGAGAAGTATTCGCACATTTCTTTCGTCCCACCGGCCGGTGTGAGGCGTGAAGCGGCTCGCGGCCTCGCAATGAGGCGTGAACACGGTCGCGGAGGCACGGCGATCGGAATCGCGAGGGCTCGCGACCTATCGAACGGGGCTGAACTGTCGCCCTCCACCGTCCGACGCATGAAGGCGTTCTTCGATCGCCATGCCTCCGACAGCAAGGCGAAAGGTTTTCGCGCTGGCGAGCCGGGCTTCCCCTCAAACGGAAAAATTGCCGATCTTCTGTGGGGGGGTCGGAGTGGTGAGTCTTGGTGTAACAAGGTCGTTCGCCAGATGAATGCCGCCGATGAACGAACTTATAGTCCGGATATGGAGACCGCTATCCTCGAAGAGGAGGCTGCGTCGCAAAGGAGTGCAGAAATGCAGGGCGTTGAGCGTCGGTACTTCGGTTCGTTCGACAAGCCAGAAGAAAACTCGCTCACGGTCGAGCATCGGGCCGATCCCGCGACTGGAGCCAAGCGAACGTACATCGTCGGGTATGCTGCAAAATTTGGAACTGATTCGTTGCTGCTCGGCGACTTCATCGAGAGGCTGGCTCCGTCCGCTTTCGACATCGTCAAGGCTGGCAAGGACGAGAAAGGCAAGCCGCTCAACACTCGCTGCCTCTTTAACCACGACCCGAATCACCTTCTTGGTCGCTTCCCGACGACGATGAAGATGACGGTCGACAAGATCGGTCTGAGGTACGAGTGTCTGTTGCCAGAGTCGCGAAAAGACGTGGAAGAAATGATCAGTCGCGGAGACTTGCGTGGGTCAAGCTTCAGTTTTGTCTGCGCTGAGGGCGGCGAGCGGTGGTCTAACGAGAACGGTCAGTCGATCAGGACCGTTACGAAGATCAAGTCATTGCTGGACGTGTCGCCAGTAACTTACCCCGCGTATGACGACGCCACTGTGGCAATC